ACGTTATCATAACTTGCTGTACTAAGATCCCATGCAGTAGACATTGAGTACTGATAGATTTTATCGGTACCGTTGTCACATGTCCAGAACTTAAGTCCATCATCTCTAATATAAAGACCTCTGGGACTTACACCTTCTGATGAAACACTAAAATTGGATACAAATGATGCTGTGCTTACAGACCAGGGTGTTGAAAGAATGTATTCATTAACTTCATCAGATGATCTACCCAAAATATACATCCTAGTTCCATCTGGTTTAAAATGTATTGCATGTGGATCAGAGTCTTCAGCAGTGGTGTCTAATTGATCACTTGTTTCGATCCATGGATTAAAGGTTCTATCTTCATAGAAAACTTTATCTCCAGTTTTTAAACCGTGATCTAAAACTGTAATCTCATTTGTTGTTGTATTAATTCCTGTGGAATTGAATCCAATTGGATCTACTAGAACAGCATTAATCTCAGAATTATAGAGAATTCTAACAGCAGTTGAAGTGCCAATACCTACCGAAAGATTTGGTTGAATATCTAAAGTTACAAAATCACCATTTTGAAGTTCATGAGATGTAGAAACAGAGACTGTTACCTCATTTTTTTCAACATCTCCAAGAATTTGATCATAATTTGACTCAAGTAAATATTGATCATTGTCATCACCATTTGTGTGGAAAAATAATTCATTTCCATTGATTGCAGTCTTTAATCCAATAAGATTCGGATTTTTGTTTACAACAAAAAGATTTATTGGAAGATCAAATTTAGATGAATCTAATCCATCAGTAGATACTGAAATATTTGTACCATTAGAAGTGTAGACAACTGATTGATTGGTTATAAATGAATGATTTTCAATACTTATACTCTTAGATGGAATGCTTCTGGTTAATATGTTGTTTCCAAAAGTAAATGATGTGCTATATCCAACTCCACTTATTGTCGATACCCCAACAGATTCTTTTGGATTAAAAAATCTTTTTTTATTTACCTTTGAATCAAATTTATCAACTGATTTTGAGATGGTAAATGAATCTGATAAGAAAGATACTGCAGTTCCCACTGTATGTGATGTTCCTACAGATTCTCTTTGAATTCTTAAGATATTTTCATTTCTGAATACACCAAGAACTTTTAAGGTTTCTGTTCCAATACCAATACTACTGCCAACTGATATTTGCTCAGGAATAGGTGCTACATAAATTTCTGTTGTAATTCCAGATGATGTTATGGTCGATAAACATCTTGCATCTGGGTTTGAAGAAACTAAAATTCTATGTGTTCCGTTTAGTTTAGATAAATTAGTTGAAAAACCCGAAATTGTTACATAATCCAAATTAGAGAGATTATGATTTGGAATGATTGAAACTTTGATTTTATTAGATGATTCCCATGTAAAAATTGTATCAGGGAACGAAATAGAATTTGTGTTTACATCAACAATATCTTTTCCCACCACAGATTTTACATTTACATTTAAACCACTTCCGGATGTATTTTCTTCATCAAAAATTAATTTGTCATTTACTTTGTAATTGTTACCAGAATTTTGTACTTCAACTGATTCTATAGGGCCTGATGTAACTGATGTTACTTCTATTTTTTGATCTAAAACATCACTAGTTTCATTTATGAAATCATAATCTGCATTTTTGTCAGATACTTTATATGGAAAAGTATTTCTTAATAAGTTGGAATTATTAAAATCAAACGATTGATTGAGATTTGAGTCGGATATTAATTTTGATTGATACTTATTGCCTATGAAATATGGAAATTCATCTATCGTTGCGTGATATGCGTATACTCCATTGGGAAATTCATTATTTTTTTCATATCTTCCATTATATTCATCAAGATCACCACTGTTATCAAATTTATAATCTTCGACAAAAAATCCACCTTGAAAACCTAAGGGTCTATCTATAACATTCGAAGTATCGAGAACATAACCAGATTCTAATGTTTTTAATACAGAGGATGTATTATTTGGATCAGTGTATGCATAAGGACCATAAATTGGATTTCCATCATAAGCCCATCCAATTATTCCGGATAAAGATTCATCCTCCAGGAAAGAATTTCTCAAAGATGCAAAATATTTTGAAACAGAATATTGAAGTTTATCTTTTCCTGGTTTTAATACTTCTCCACTGAGGAATCTTTCACTATTATCATTGACTGTTAATTTTCTAATTTGTGGATCAATTATTGCATTTCTTCCAGAAGAAATAACTTGTATCGAAGTGTTAGATGCAGAATATCCAATACCCGTATTAATTACTTTAACCTCACTTATTCTACCATTATCAATTATGGCTCTTAATTCTGCACCAGTTCCTGATCCGGAGACAACTAAATTCGGAACTGAATTATACTCAGTTCCTTGATAACTTATTGAAACATTTGTAATTCTACCACCAACAACAACAGGTGTAAGTTGAGCAAATTTACCGTTTTGAATTTCTATGGTTGGTTTTTCTTCGTAGTTTAAAATTGTAGATCCATAACCGGTTCCCGATTCATATACATATGCATCTACAATTTTTCCCTTAACAACGGGTGTTGTTACTAACTCTTTCTTTTCCTGTGTAGTTGTTCCTATTCCTATCGTCAAATATTTTATTGAAACTGAAATTTCAGGATATGAAAAGTATTGATATCCGGATCCAGTTGTATCAAATTTTTCATAATTTTGTCTTTCATAATTTGAAACAGTCGTTCCACCTATACCTGCATCACATAATCTAAAGGAATCATCATTTATTTTTAAAATGTAATATTGATTTGCTGTGGTGATTCCAGAAATTTCTGATGATTCATAATTGTAATTAACTAGTTCTCCATCATTAAATCCATGATTTTTGAAATTAATTGTATTTTCGGTGGTTGATATTCCCGAAGATTTTACGATTAGTTTTCTATTAGAATATCCTTTTCCACCATCAATAATTTTTACGTAATCAACTTGTTTTTTTGTGTCTAAAGTAGAAAATCTATGACTTCCTAAAGATCCCGTAAAAATTCCAACAGGATTATTTCCGGATTGTTGATCATCTAAATTGTAATATAATTTAATTGTTTTATTATTAGTAACTTCAACAAAATATGATGAGTTATCTGGTAATCCAAAATTATATCCTGCCGTTCCAATTGATATTGGATTATTACCCAATGAATTATAAATTACTTGCTGCCCATTAGTAAAATTATGATCAGTTAAGAATGAAATTTGATTAGTTGATAAATTAACACCACCACCAGTTGTTGACTCGTCTGCATTAAATAAGACATTTCTTGGTCTATTAACTAAAACAGGTTCAATAACAGCTCCTTTTCCATTTCCACCAGAAATTTCAATTGATACGATTTTATCAATATTATAATCTTGAGAATCTATGTAAATTTTTTCAAATTTTCCATTAATTACTGGTTGAATTTTTGCTGTTGTTCCAATACCAGTTGATACTACTATCTTTGGATTATTAATAACGTCAAAATCTTCTCCACCAGATAATACTTTAGCACTTTCAATTGGACCAAAATATACTACGTCATCTGATTTATAATTTTGAATTTCAACACCATTTATTAAAATTCCTGTTGTTCCAGGAACTGTCAATTCTCCAGTCCCTAACTTTATATTTTTTTCTAGAGGAATTTTTCTTAAAATCTTTTGTATTCCAAGAACAGAATCTCTCTGAGAATTTAAAGTAAAAGTATGAGTTCCTATGCCCGATATCGGTGGTGTAAATGTTAAATTATTTCCCAAAGAAATCAATGATCTTGAACCATATAATTTAAAATTAGTATTTGATACTTTTTCAACAAAATATGTTCCGGTAACTAATCCAACTAAAGGTTCTTCTTCAGGTGAATAGAAAATTTTATCACCTGTTAGAAAAGGAACATTACTTACAGTAAAAGAATTATATACTTCATTAGAAAAATCAGATAGATTACTTATACTTCCAATACCGATCGATTTTATATTTTCTTGAACATCTAATCGATAATTATTAACGTTGAAATCATTTCTAATTGTTGATGGTAGAGAATTAGATGCAATATATGCATATTCATCATTATCAACATAAAGATTTAAAATATCTGATATAAGAGAATTTGATTCAAAACCAAATCCAGAAGATTTAGTTTTATTTAATTTTCTTCTTATATCATAATTTTGATTTGGTCCTAGATTGGGACTATTTTGTAAAGTTAAAGTATTCTCTGATTTATCAATGTCCTGAATATAAACAGAATTTGAAGTGGTTTCTACTGTATTACTTCCTCTGGTTAATATTTCTACTTCATCTCCAATTTTTAAACTTGACCTATCGATAATCGAACCTAATTTTAAAGAACTATTATCGGATATTTGATATCTAGCACTAGTATTGTATATTAATGAATTTGCAAATATTTCTTTCCAGTTTGAACCATTATTTTTAATTTTATCGCCAATATTTTTGATGGTAATTATGTCACCTTCACCTGTTTTAAAATCGTCACCTTTTTCTTTCAAATCATCAATTACACCAAGAATTATAATTTCTACTTTCTTACTAAGATCACCATTTTCATATGAAAAATAAGTATCATTTGATCTAACATTAGATGTCGAAACTAATGTAGATGTAATACCACTACATCCAAAGAATTGATTAATACTTTTACTAGTATAAGATATTGTATTATTTTCAGAAACTAAATTTCCAGATTCAGGAAAACTAAGAGTTGAATCTACATTTATAACAGAATCTCCTGCGAATGCAGTTTCAGTTAGTTTTGTATTAGGTGTGATTACAAAGTTTCCTTCTACAGAGGATCTTCCATCATTACTAACGTAAAATTCAATTATATAAAAAGTTTTTCCTTTTCTTGTGAAAGGTTCAACTGATGATATAGAAGCTGTTGTGCTTTCATCTGTAGTTTTTACAAGTGTTTCTCCAATGATTCTCAAAGGTTCTCCAGAAACTACTTCTGCTATTACAACTTCTCTTTTTACATAGTTTGCAGAAGATGGTTTAATGAGATAATCTTCTAAATTTATGATAGATGGAGACTCTGCGAAGATAACTTTGAAGAGGATTTTTATTGCTTCATCAGTTCCTTTAGATGCATAAAAATCTTTTGCTCTTTTTATAAAATTACCAGCATCTATTTCATCTGCAAATGTAATGTTTTCTAGTCCTGGAGTAAAAGTTGATTTTAATTTTTTATAAAATTCCTTTAAAAATAATGAACTAAGATTTTGAATATTAGTATTAGAAGTATGTTCTGCTGCAGTTGATGTGGAGAATACTAAATCCTTATTGATAGATTCTTGATTAAATTCGGAAATTCCACTAAATCCACGAACACATCCAGTAAAAGTATTATTTGTTATTCCAGTATATGTAATAATTTCTTCATCAATCTTCAAAAGACCATATTGACTTGGAAATCCTTTTGTACTTGAAACTTGAATTGTGGTATCACTAGAAGTTATATCACTAGTCAATAAAGTACTATCAACAATAACTTCAGGTTTTAAATTATCTACTTTTAAATATTGATCTAAGTTATCACTAAGGTCTACTGGACCTCCTTGATATTCTTGAGAAATATAATATTGCTTTAAAAAATCTATTGTTTTTGGACTTTCATCCAAAACAAATTCTGGCAATTGATTTAGAACAATGTCCTGAATCTTAACTCTAGATTCAATTCCAGTTTGTATCATATTACTTTCTTATTAGACTTCCGTTTGAGTAACTTGATGTATAAAAATCACTGACGAATCTGGTTCCTGATATTTCATCTCCAGATGCAATCACGTCTCTTATCATATTTATCTCACTTTTTGAAATACTTAGAGAGATGTATAAATCTCTCAAACCAACAACGTCATTTGATTCTGGGAAAGCTTGAATTTCTACAACATTTCCTGAAGATTCTGTTTCTATGATATTTAAAGGACCAAAAATTAATTCACCTTTTAAGTAATCAACTGTTCCAACTTCTTTTGCAACTATTATAGGACTACCATCAACTATTTTTATTAATGAAAGAATACCTGCAGTTTCGTCCGCATTTGGAGTATCTGTTAGATATACAGTAGAAGATTCACCTGCAATTTTAAATCCTGTTGATTTTATATTTCTACCTTCAGGTTCAACATGAAATCTATTTCCATAGCATAATTCATATTGAACAGGTGTGCTCAATACTGCTTTTAAATCTCTTCTTATAATAATCTTAGTTATATTTGATGTTATTGAAGTATCCGTATTATCAATGACTTGTTGAACTTTACTGTATCTAAATCTTCCCCCAAACTTATTTAAATCTAAAGATTTTGAATATTTTTGAAGAGAATCTGTAACAGAAGTTTTCAATGCGTTTGGACTGGATATCAAAGAATAATTGTAATAAACGGAACTATCTAATTCAACATAAAGAATTTTAAGATCTGTTATTTTTTGATTGATTCCTGATACCGAATACTGTTTTATTTTTGATAAAATTTGATCTTTGTTAAAATCGGAGACAAAACTTCCATTTTTTGGTTTTATACTTATCTGAACTGTTCCAAACTGTGGAGGATCAAGTTGTTCTCCACCGACAACAGAAACAGACTCTGTGTTTGGATATATTTTTTTAATTATAGATTCATAATCTCTAGATGTAACTGCTCTATACTGAGAAGAATACAATTTTGGAGCATAATATTTAATTGAATCGACTGGTTCGATGTCACCACCATCACTAGATGACTGATTTGTTGTGATGGTAACTGTGCCTGGATCAATAATTTGACTATTGTCAGATTCTAAAGTTCCTGAGAAAGAGAAATTACTTGCACCATTTCCATCTTTACCATCAGTTACAATGTAGTCTACATTAATATAAGTACCATCATTATCCTCTCCTAACTTCTTTCCTATAATTCCATCACCAAATCTCAATTCATATTTTTCATCTTGTATTTCACTTATAAAAAATATTCTTGAGTCATTAGTAATATTGAAAATATTTTCCGAGAGAGAATACTCAATACCTTTTGCACTCTGAGATTTACTAATATAGACTCTAATGGTTGATGTATCAATAAAAGAATTATTCAATATAAATCTTTGATCCAAAGATCCATCATATAAAAATTGTTTTGATAAAAATATACCCTGAAATACATCAATATTATTGAATGATGCAGTACCATCAACTACATTTGCCGTAGTGTCTTCAGGAACGGCAAATGTATATGTAGAGTCATTGGCACTACCTACACACACTATACCTGCCTTCAAGGTCAATGTAGAAGTGTCTACGGTGGTTGTTACATCAAACGATATCTGTGCTGTTGATGCTGTTCTGGAACGTGGCAAATATCCAATGTTTCCTGCAAGAGATACGACATTTTCTCTAAGTGTTGCAGAATCCAAAAAGGATTCATTTACAACCATATTAGAGTTAAATGCTGTTATATAAGTATTATATGCTAATGTGTCAATTAAGATAGAAAAATTTGAACCCTCAAAGTCAAAATCCGTAAACGTAGAGTTTGCACGGAGATAATCTTTGATAGAAGTCTTTATCTGATCAAAATCTAGATTTGTATACTTTGTAAAAGGCATTTTATCTTGTTGCCTCTAAGAGGAATGAATATTCTTGTGTTGGAAACTCTTGACCAATAATATCAAATATAACTGTTACATTGAAAGTGTTATCATCTGGTATTGGATCTACTTCGACAATCAAATTTTCGACTCTTTCTTCAAAATTTTCAATTGCAATTTGAATTTGATCCTGAATTACAGATGCTGTACCAAAATCTACAAATTCAAATAGACTTCTTCTAACGTCAGAACCCAACAAAGAGTTAAAAAATCTCTCTGTTGGGATAGTTTCAACAATATTTCTCACAGAACGACGAATTGCGTTCTCATTTTTAAGTACTTGTAAGTCTTTTGTCACAGGATGGGGCTCAAAAGACAAACTAATGTCCTTAAATGCCCTTGATATCCTCTGAATTGCCATCTTTTAAGAGTTTTCGTAATTTTATTTATACCCTATTCTTGAAGATTCTTCTGTCCGGGTTTCAGATCGTCATGCATAATCTCTTGAATCACTCTTTCTTCCGGATCTTCTGTTTTTCGTGGTAATGACCAGTAATCTGACGTTAAACTTGTGGTTCCCCACACTTCTTTCATGTAATTTTTGTCTCTATCGACGGGTGAATTTCCCATTTTACTCCTGTTTTGGAAAAACAGAACTTTTTGAGGGGTTGCTATCCCTATTTTTATTTATTTTTGCCTATTCGGCATTAGTGCAACGTGGATTGCAAGGATTTTGTCCACAATTTGGACAAACTTCACGTTCTTTTGCCGTTTTCCAAAAATATTCGTCCTCACGACCCATTCCAAGTCGATCATGACCATTCTCAACCTGATAATATTGCGTTGAAACCTTAAAATCAGGCATTTTAGGGTCAACGGGTGTCAAACTATTGTCAAAAATACGCATTCTGTTGTTTGGATACAGTCCATACTGTCCATTTTCAAGTTCAATCAGGTTATGCGACTTGTGTTCGGCAGGATTTTCACTCGTTGCCCAGTCAACATAGTCTGGATCATGATGATAATTATCAATTGTGCAGACATAGGTGCCTTTTACAATACCATGGTCCCTTGTATAGCACTCAAAGTCCATTGAACCAATGAATTTCTTGTCCACTGAGACGACTCCGTAGTCCATGCAATTCCAAAACTGTAGGTTTGGTAGACTCATGTCTGGTGAAGGGGTCTCAGGGTCCGAGACAAAGGCACTAATAGGCAATTTATCATACATTGCCGCATACTCTGGTAAATACGTCTCAAAATAAAAAGCACGTCCAGGAATCGATTTAACCGAAACCCAGACGCCTTTAACAAATTCACCGTGTCCACTTTGATGATCAGTTAGATATTCTTTTCTAACCCATACTTCCATTGAAGGAAGATTAGCAATCAAACATGCCATGTGACTTTACAAAACTATACTATGTATTATCGTCCCTGTCCCCGATACCTTTTACGAGCCGAGTTACGCGACGTTGCCGCATATTTCGTATTCTTACCGTCTCCTTGACGAGACTTTTTCGGTTTGCCAGGCATAAAGCCGTCTTTGACCAAACCTGTTTTTGAACGAACTGCCATAATACTCCTTAAATTTCAAACATTTTTGTTTCAAGATCTTGAGGTCTTGGAGAACCCTTCTGATAATACTCTATCGAAAGGTCCTCCATGGTATCAAAATATTCTTCCTCCGTCAAGTTCTTATAAAGTATATCACCCTTGTGGAGAATTGTATATTTTGTCTGCTTTTTCATCAGATGACCCTTGTCTTTTCGTGACCGACTCTGATACGAGGATCGCACCAGATTTCAAAACCTGCTTCTTTTGCATCGAGACAGAATGATACATCTTCTCCACACATGTCCTGAACCTCTCCAGACTCAAAGACCTGCATCTTTGGTGCAAACCATGGATACTTGATATCAGAGTGCTCAAAGACACCGTGCTTGATCAGCAACCATCCGAAACCTGCATAATCCACCGTGAATGGTTTACGTCGTTTCTGAATGCTCTCTGAGGTTTCGTGGTTCATTACACCACCATTGTTACGGAAGTCGTCCTCTTCCATCCAGTGTGCAACACTTGTGGTACGACCGTCTTCAGTCAAATACCATCCACTTGCAATATCCTGATCCATTAGAACTAATTGCCAGAACTTCTCAGTGTTGAATACAATGTCACTGTCAATCCATAGTTGCCAGTCATAGTTCAACTTTCCGTCCCAGGGAATCTGATCGGGTCCTCGCAATACATTCGCACCCAGACACTTGCATCTTGCAAAATTCACCATTGATGAATAATCTTGCGAGATCTGAATACTTGCTCCTGCCTGTACAAGATCAAAACAAAGTTGTACAAAATTTTTGAGATACGTGTAGGAGACTCCTCTACCGGGCAGACAAAAGACAATGGTTTTTCCTTTCACCATTTCCTTTGCCTTATCATAGTCCCATTCTTGAGTACTCTCTGATGGTTTGGGTGCCTTTGCCTTTACTGTGAATCCTTTAGCCATAACTGTAAGTAACTACATCACTATCATAACACTCTATCTATAATCAGTCAATATCACGAATTATAATACAGTCGTTCTCAACCTCGATGTTTACTTCTACTCCCTCATACCACCCCTTTTCATCACATATCCATTCAGGGATTACAATATAATGCTCACCAGATACTGGGTCGATCTCTACGACCGTTAAATTTTCCTGCGGATTTTTTTGCATATCTTTAAACCCTGTTGCCATTTTTTATATATGAAAAATTTTTTTTATGAGAGAGAAATAACGAAGTCGATCTGGGTCGTTTATAGCTTGGAGGGACCCATCGATTTTATATACGGGCATCGGGGCACGGCGGGCAACACATAAGGGGGGCATATACCCCCCCACTGCTGATATCACGAACGAATGATTATCATGCTATTGCATACTTAGGGTTGTTGAAGTTAGCAACACTGAAGGACCGACGATTGATCAACTTAAATGTTCCAAACTCATTGTGCATTACATAACCCTCACCGGAGATTCTTTCACCGTTAAGGTATGCTTCGGGTCCGTCAAGTTGACGACACTGAGAACGCAAATCATCCTTCAAAACTATCATCAACCCATAGAGATGCATTAGTGACTCATTACCCATAAAATCGTCGTTGGTG